CAGTGCGGTAACAATAACAGCACAGGTACTTAGCCTCCAAGGCACGGGGCCGCAAGTAAACCAATACGGTCTGGGCCATGTGAAAGTAACGGAGATCAAGCAATGAGTATTCTCTATGTAGACAATCTTGAGCCTAACTTGGGCAGCCGTGTCATGGCTGCGGGTCACGTTGTGCAGGTGGTGCAGTTTAGTGGAGCTAATACTACATCCATTTCTACCACGCAGAATACATATGTATCGGCGGCGGGAACTTGTTCCATTACACCGACATCTAGTACAAGTAAAATTCTTATTACGCATTCAGCGGGCGGACTAGCTCAAACTACTCAGTCAACTAAAATTAGAATAAAAAGAGATGGAACTGAAATCTGGAAAGATGATCGCTACGGTTACAATAGCGGATCAGATTGGGTTCCTAATCCGTGGAAACTTACTTATTTAGACAGCCCATTTGCTACATCACAGGTCGATTATACATTTGAAATTGCTCAGGGTTCTACGGGTTTTCTGCGCCATAACGACCTTGATACAAGTTCTAATACATGGATTACAATCCTAATGGAGATCGCACAATGACCAGCATAATCAAAGTCGATCAAATCCAGTTAGCTGATGGTAGCACCCCTACGATTGGTGATCTTGGGGTTAATGATACGGGTACAGTGTTGCAGGTCCAGAGTGATGTTAGGACATCTTCTACGGGCGTCTCTTCGGGGTCTTGGGTGGATTTAGGAATTTCTGTTACTCTCACCCCCAAGTCTACGAACAGCAAGTTTATCTTGTGTCCTTCTGTAACAGGCTCAGTCAGTTATTTCACGTGGGGTATCCGCCTAGTAAGAGACGGTGTTGCAGTTACAGAAAGTATCGGTAACGCCAGTGGAGGCAGAATTACGTCAACGATGGCTCACAACGACTACAACGCTGGTTCAGGCGATACCACTGGCTCTAATCAGTACCAGATGCACACTTTAGCAGGTTCGTTCCACGACACAACTTCCGCCTCAGATACATCCACGCCGATAGTCTTCAAGGTGCAAGGTCACTTTTACACAGCTGGCGCAATTAACCGAAGCGTGGAAGACCTTGATAGTTCCTCAAGGCATAGATGCGCTTCTAGCCTTGTTGTGTACGAAATTCAGAAATAACGGAGATAACATCATGACTACAATCGCTAACGCATTAAACGAATTGGGCATTACAGAGTGGGTACTCCGTGGTGAACCAACAACCGAAGCTGAGTTTGGCACTATGTTCGCCAAGGTTACTGGCGCAGACGCCAATGGCACAGCTATCGAAAGCACTGACCCCGCTGATTGGGGTACAACTTGGGCCGAAGTATCAGCTAAGAAGGCTGAACTTATCGCAGTGGAACCCCTCAAGCTACTCCGTGCAGAACGTGACCGCCTGATTGCAGCTACTGACTGGTGGGCTGGCTCTGACCGCACTATGACAGCAGAGCAGACAGCATACCGCCAAGCACTGCGTGACATCACCGATACTTACACGAGCCTAGACGACGTAGTCTGGCCAACGAAACCTTAAGGAGATAAGTATGTCTAAATCAAGAGCACGTAAATTTGCGGATATGTTCAGGTCTTCCTTGGCCACGGTCTTGGAAGGTAACGACTTAGCTAAAGATGATGTAACAGGCCTAACCGAGATTGAAACCAAGGCGGCTGAAAACGAACAAGCTATTAGTGCTCTGCATGCTGTTTCTACGTCAGGTGACTACAATGATTTGATTAACAAGCCTTCCCTAGATCATGCCGACACGTCCTCTCAGGTTAGTGTCAACAATAGTGGTAGCACAGTTATCCAAGACATCACTCTGGATGAGTATGGTCACATTACAGGTATTAACTCTACAACGATTAGTTCTGGTGGAATTAAACGAATAGCTGGTGCTACTGGCACCCCTAACTGGAATAAAACAGGGAGTAGTGCAGGTAGTTTTAGTACAACCAGAAAATGGGTTATGCACTATACACTTCGGGCAACTACCACTAAGCCTTCACTCACCATGTCAAAGGCGTATATTGGCACAAAAAATGGTGGTTCTATCTCAGCTGGGTCAGGTACAATTACAGCTAGCTCTAACACGTATACTTCTGGCATTATCTTTGGTCAAGGCAACGTCTCTAAAACTAAGGGACCCTACTCACAAGACCATATTAAACTTTGGTACATAGATTAAGGGTATAATGAAAATGGGACATATCTTATACAACACTACATCAGGTGAGATTATATCTTGGTCTTCTGAGCTGGAGTGTGTTGAGCAAGACGTTACCTCAGAAACAAGTGTTCTAGAGGCGGATTACATTGAAGACATGGCTGCTTACAGAGTTGTCAATGGTGAGGTTTTACTAGATGCAGATAAGCAAGCAGAGTTGATTGGCGAGGAGGTTCGTCAAGAACGGGACGATAGACTTTCTAGTGAGGTTGATCCTATCGTAACCAACCCACTACGTTGGGCTGAACTTACAGAAGCCAAGCAAGCTGAGTGGGCTGCGTACCGTACAGCATTGCTGAACATCACAGACCAAGCTGGCTTTCCTCATAATGTAACGTGGCCAACTAAGCCTCAGGATGCTGACTAATGCTCTTTGGCTCTACACCCTTTTCAGTTAACGCCTTTGCCGTTGTCGATGAAGTACGTTTTGACGTAGTTGGTGTAGCAGCCTCTAGCAGCACCAACACAGTAGTAACTGTATCTGCAGCTAATACAGCCCTTACAGGTGTAGCCTCTACTGGTGCCGTAGGGACTCTTGTTGTAGTAGCAGAGGCTAATACCTCTCTCGCAAGCGTCTCTGCAAGCACTGCTACAGGTAGTGTAGTAGTAGATGCACAGGCTGTGATTAACCCACAAGGGGTTGACTCTCAAGGCCATATCGGTACAACTACTGTATTGGCATTAGCAAATGTTGGTATTGCAACTCCTGCCCTGAGTGTTACACTTGGAAGCACAGAGGTAATAGCCCAAGCGGTTGTATTACCCTTAGGCGTAGTAGCTAACACGAACGCCCCTACAGTTACGACTAGGACAGCGAACGTCTTCTCTATTGTCAGTACTGGCATGACTATTCGTACTAAGGTGCCTACTATTATTGAGGGTGCCTTTGACTACGAGAGCATCAAGCACCTCTTCTATAAACCTCGTGTTGTTTACGCTATCCCTGAGGACGGGGCTAATGTTGTGTATATTCAACCCGAAAGTAGTGTCGTTTATATCGACAGAGAACAAGATAGCAATACAGTCTACATTGCAGCTTAAGGATAAACCATGGCATATAAGTGGCCCGATAAAGATAAAGATGAGATTACTGACTTTAGCGTAGACTGGTCACGCTTCCTTAGTGGAGACACCCTGTCAGCTGCAAAGTGGTTTATCAAGGATGAAACGGGTACAAAGATTGAGCTATCTGATGCTCAAGTTGTAGACGGACTACAGTTTGTTATTGGTACTATCTCTGGTCAGGTTGCTACTGCTCGTTTCTCTCTGGGGACAGACAACGTGAGATATACTGTCGTGTGTCAGGTTACTACAGGTAATGGTCTGCAGTATGAGCGTTCCATCTTTCTACGTGTGCGGGAGAAGTAAACCATGGCATATGACTACATCAGTATTGTTAACGATGTTAACCGTAGACTAAACGAAGTAGAACTTACAGCTGCGAACTTCCCTACAGTTACAGGCTTCTATAGCTTTGCTAAGGATGGCGTTAACGCAGCTATTCGACATATTAACCAAGAGGAGTTTGAGTGGCCCTGGAACCATGCAGAGGAAACAGAAGTACTCTTGCCTGGCACTGTGCGCTACTCTATGCCTTATGACGCTAAGACGATCAACATGAACACGTTTCGTATTAGGCGTGACTCAGCGTTAAACGTAGAGACAGTTAAACTCAAGTCGCTGAACTACGAGGAGTGGCTTGACAAATACGCAGATTCCGAGTATAACTCCTCTACAGATAACAGGGGTGTGCCACGTTACGTAGTACGTACTCTAAGTAGAGAACTTATCTTTCACCCCTCCCCAGATAAAGCATACGAAGTGGTCTACGAGTACTTCCGTACAGGCTATGAGCTAGAGAAGGCTACAGACGTACCATCTCTTCCTGAGCAGTACAGATACACTATCGTAGATGGCGCTATGTACTACGTCTACCAGTTCCGTGGTGACATGCAGGCTGCACAGCTTTCCTTACAGAAGTTTGAGCAGGGCATCAAACAACTCCGTAGTCTACACATTAACCGTACTGACTACCTCAGAGATACACGAGTGCACTACTAATGGCTACACAGTGGCAGACATTCCCTATTGAGTTTAGAGGTGGTCTTATCTCTAACCTTAGCCCTCTACAGCAGGGTACTAATGCCGTGGGTTCTGCTACTATTCTGCAGAACTTTGAGGCCACTAAAGAGGGTGGCTACTCTAAGATTAGAGGCTACGAGAAGTTTAGCACGGATACACTGCCTGGCTCTGGCCCTATCCTTGCTCTCAAGGTTATCAGTGCAGGTCGTATTGTTGCAGCGAGACAGAATGCGTCTAACGTAACAGAGTACTACTACGGTACAGGCGGTACTTGGACATCTATGGGTTCTCTAGCCTTGATTGGCGACAAAGCACGTTCTGCTATGTACAACCTAGATGGTGATGACAAGGTACTCTTCGTAGACTCTTTCAACTACCCTATCTCGTACACCACCAGCGGAAACACTATTACCACTATTAACGGACTGTCAGACGTACAGGGCGCTACTCAGGTAGCTGTGTTTAAGGATACAGCCTTTTACGCCAAAGACAACGTAGTGTACTTTACTGCACCTTTTACTGTAGATGACTTTAGTGCTGCTAATGGTGCTGGGTCTATCAACGTTTCATCTGAGGTAACAGGCCTAGCTGTCTTCCGTGATCAGCTCATCATCTTTACTAAGGATAGTGTTAAACGTCTGACAGGTAACACGGCTGCAGACTTCCAAGTTTCCCCTATTACAGATCGTATTGGCTGTATCAATGGTGACACTATTCAGGAAGTCGGTGGTGACATTATGTACCTCGCTCCTGATGGTATTCGCCTCCTAAGTGCTACTGACCGTATTGGTGACTTTGGACTAGACATTGCATCTGATCCAATCGCTAAGGACGCTACTACATTCTTGGGTAGTACCCCTAGCTTTGCTTCTGTATTGATCCGTGAAAAGGCCCAGTATCGTATCTTTGCTTACATTCAGTCTGAACAGGCTGATGCTGCTAAGGGTCTTATCGCTACAAAGTTCGTATCACAGGGTGCTTCTGGTATTAGCTGGTCTACTACATATGGCATCAAGGCGTTTGTAGCAGACAGCCGTTACTCAGGTACAACAGAAACTGTTGCATTTGCTAACACAGACGGTTATGTTTACATCATGGAGACAGGCTCTAGTTTTGATGGCGCAAACATTGATGCTATCTACGAGTCACCCTACATGCCCGTAACAGACCCTCAAATGCGTAAGTCCTTCTACAAGCTGACTTTGTACGCAGAACCCACAGGGACTATGGACTTAGACCTAAACGTGAAGTATGATTTCGGTACAACTTCTAACACAGGTCTTATCCAGCCTAAAACACAGACAGTTACAAGTACAGGTAGTGCTGTCTCTATCTTCGGTCAGTCTAGCTCTATCTTCAATACATCTAACTATGGTGGTCAGCTAGACGTTATCTACCCTACCAACATTATTGGCTCAGGTAAGACCATTGCAATTCGTGTAGAGGACATCTCTACCAACCCCACATTCACTCTAGACACAGCCCTGCTAGAGTTTAGACAAAACGATAGACAGTAAGGACTAAAACATGGCAGGTTATACACGTCAGGATACATCGAACAACATCTCCAACGGTAACGTTATTGATGCTGATGACTTCGATGCGGAGTACAATGCTGTAGAGGCTGCGTTTAACGCTACTTCTGGTCACTCTCATGATGGTACTGCGGGTGAAGGTGCCCCTATTACAAAGGTAGGCCCAGCGCAGGATGTTGTTATCTCTGGTACACAGGTACTGCCTAAAGTTACAAACACCCTAGACTTAGGCTCAGCTGCTGTTCAGTTCAAGGATGCTTTCTTTGATGGTACTGTAGACACCGATACTCTTACAGTCTCTGGCCTTGCTACTGTTGGTGCTACTCTAGATGTTACAGGTGTTGTAACAGCTACTAGCGGTGTCGTAGGTGATATTACAGGTGATGTAGTTGGTGATGTAACAGGCACAGTAACTAGCATTGCTAACCACGATACAGACGCCCTAGCTGAGGGTTCTACTAATCAGTACTTCACAACAGGTAGAGCACGTGTTTCCATCTCTGCTACAGGCTCTATTCAGTACAACAACCAGACAGGCGTTATGTCCTATACACAGGGCGACACTGATACGGTTGACGAAGGTGCAACTAACCTCTACTACACTACCGCACGTGCTACAGCTGATGCTAAGGCAGCAATCTCTGTAACAGACGCAGGTGGTGATGGCTCACTGACGTACTCCTCTGGTGCGATTACTTACACAGGCCCTAGTGCTACTGAGGTTCGTGCTCACTTTAGTGGTGGTACAGGTGTAACGTACTCTGCAGGGCAGTTCTCTATTGGTCAGCCTGTAGGTACCTCTGATAACGTAACCTTCAACAACGCTATCGTGAATGGCAACCTTACAGTTAATGGTACAACTACTTCTGTTAACTCTAATGACGTGAACATTGGTGACGCTACCCTTACTCTTAACTCTGATGAGACAGGTACACCTAGCCAAGATGCTGGTATCATCATTGAGCGTGGCACAGCCACTAACAAGTCCTTCCTTTGGGATGAATCAGAAGATGAGTGGTCCACCTTCGGTGAGCGCATCAAGGCAGGTACTTTTGAGGGTGACCTTGTAGGTAACGTCACAGGTAATGTTACAGGTAATATAACGGGCACAGCTGCAGGCCTAACGACTGCACGTAACATCGCTCTTACAGGTGACGTAACAGGTAGTACCTCCTTTGATGGTACAGGTAACGTAAGTATTACTGCTACAGTACAGGATGACAGCCACAACCACGTAATCTCTAACGTAGATGGACTACAGACAGCGCTAGATGGTAAGGCTGCTTTAGCGGGTTCAAGTGGCCAGGCTTTCTCTGCTAGCACAGTAAATGCCTCTACAGTAGACTTAGGTGACTGGACAGTGACACAGTCAGGTTCGGAGCTTAAGTTTGCCTACAACGGTACAAACCGCATGAAGCTGGACGCTAGTGGTAACTTGACTGTTGAGGGTAACATCACTGCATATGGATCAGCATAATGGCTATACCCTCATCAGGCGCTGTCAGCTTAAGTGATATACGTAGTGAGTTTGGCGGCTCAGGCCCTATCAGCATGGCGGACCTATACAGAGGCGGCTCTGTGATCCCTAACAACTACACGAATACCTCTAGTGTACCTACATCAGGTGCTCTTGATCTGACGGACTTTAGGGGTCTTAAGGTTGAAGGTACAGCCAGAGAGAAAGTAGCACGGTTCCAAGCCTACAGACATAGTGGTCTCAGCTATTATAGCCAAGAGAGTTCCCCTACTGGGGTAAAACTTACGTCTGACCTAAAAGAGTGGAACAGGGCTATCAACAGGTACCAGACAAGCGATACACTTGCAGCCCCTGCTCTAAGCAGGTCATCTCAGAAGGGGGATAGCAAGTGGACATCTCTTATTGGGGCAGCCGCAGGTGTAGGCGCAAACGTAAACAACTCCTCTATCAATAGAGGCTCTCACTACACGAGTAACGACTCTTCTGCAAATAATGAGTGTATCCAGATTAACCACTGGAACGTTATTCACAGGGATATTAGCTCTTCTATCAACTTCACGCACTACTTCACAAACCAGAATAAGTGTAGCCCTAGCGTTCTGTTCTTAGTACCTGGAAAGTGGACGATACACTCCACTACTACCGCTCGTACCTTTACGTTGCCCTCTGGATATATGGCAGTGAATGCGTATGAGCGAGGCGGTGATGGCCCCGCTGGGGGTTCTGGCGGCTTCGGTGCATCTGCTAGCCCTTCATCAGGGTTTACTAGCACACGATATGTAGCATGGTGGTATAACAACTGTGGCCTGCAGCTTATGGGTAATAACTCTGCATCAAGCCAGACAATTACACTTAGCCTCGACATCAGTGAAGACATTACATTTATTCTACGGGAGATCATGTAGTGTACCTCCCTACTAAACAAGGACAGAAATAATGGCTGTAAGATTCGGTGGCTTTACACCTGAACAGATAGGTAAGATTGTACCTGAAATGCAGGGTATGCAGGCTGACGAACAAGCTAAGTTCTTGGCTGCTAC